AGTTCTCAAGAGCCAACTTTGCTTCAACAACTGATTATCCAACTCTACCTACAGAGAAAGATGCTTGGGTAACACAGTCAGGAAACAAAGAAGACGGTTCACCATATATGGGAAGAAAAGCACAAAGACAGGTTGTTGTAAAATCACTACAAAGTTCAATTACTTCCAACACAGCAATACGTGAAGAACAAAGAGAGTTCAATGTAATTGCTTGTCCAGGATATCCAGAAACTATTGACGAGATGGAAACATTAAACTCAGATAGAGGATTTACTGCATTTGTTGTAGGTGATACTCCATTCAGATTAGCACCAACTACTACTGCCATTAATGCTTATGGATTAAATTCAAACTCTGCCGCTACAAACGGTGAAGATGGATTGACTTCTAACAATTCATTCACAGGTGTTTATTATCCATCAGGATTTACAAGTGACTTAGCAGGAAACAACGTGGTTGTTCCACCGTCACACATGGCACTAAGGGTTATAGCATTAAATGATGATGTAGCATTTCCATGGTTTGCACCAGCAGGTACAAGACGTGGTATA